ATCACGGGAAATAGGTTTCCTATATCGGGGGCGACAAGGAAGTGGTGAGGATGGACAATTCATTCGATGACAGATGGACAAAGGTTGCCTGCTATGCACGGGACTGCAAACACAATATCGAGGCACTTGAGCCGACCTGTGAACTGAAGCTCATTCTGATCTCCGAGTTCGATCGGTGCAGGAGGTACGAGAAGAGATGACGATACTTGAGACATTCAGGAAGAGGCTCGCGGCCACCATCTACGCTGCGGGCAGCCCCACACCGCAGACGCGGATCGTGGGTGGAGGATCAGAGGACAACCCATTCGCGCGACTCGGGCGGGACGACAGGACGGACCCCCGGGCGAAGATCAAGCGGTTCATGAAGAACTACCGCCGGGGGGGGCCGGTGGCGGACGCCCTGGACGCTTACCCCCTGTTCGCGCTGGCGAATGGTTACGAGCTCGTCTGCGAGAAGGGCAGCGAGGCCCTGAAGGACAAGGTGATCACATGGTGCGACCAGCCCCAGGTGGACCTGGACAGCACCCTTTGGGATGGGATCCTCTCTGCGATCATCGCGGGGGACGGCTACCAGGAGATTATCCAGGACCGGGGCGGCGGCGTGTGGGGTATCGTGACCCGCGACCCCGCATCGTTCAGAAAGAAATACGACGAGTTCGGCCGGCTCCAATATTACGAGCAGGTCATGGAGACCCTCGGCATCGAGAAACCCGTGCAGATCGAGCCGGACCGGATCCTGAACCTGATCCTCTTCCGGGCACCGGGGGACGTCTACGGGCAGTCCATCATGGACCGGGCGGAGGACGATATCAACCGCGACCTGGACGTGATCGAGTCCATCACGAAGGCCATCCACCGGCACGGCACCCCGAAACAGCAGTGGGCCGTGGGGAGCGAGGAGAACCGGGCGAGTGATGCCGATCTGAAAGCCATCCGGACCGAGATCCAGACCATGAAGGCGATGACGGATTTCGCCACCACCCACGATGTAAAGGTCAACATGCTGGATACCGCGGGCGTCCAGAACGTGGACGTCTACTCAAACGTCTCCCTGCAGCGGCTCGCCTGTGCCCTGGGGGTGCCCGAGGAAATGCTGGGGCTCGGCCGGGGCAGCACGGAAGCCACGGCTGTCGTCCGGATGAAGGCCTTCCTGGACCGGATCAGCACCATCCAGGGCATCGTGGCGCGGGCCTACTCGCGGGGCCTCATCGACCGGATCACGGGCGTGCCGGGGGCGGTCTGGATCGAGTTCAACGACACCTCCGTGGAGGACGAGAAGAAGGTAGCCGACCTGATCGCGGTCCTCGCCAAGCTCGACCCGCTGGACCCGTGGGCGGTTGTCACCCCCGAATGGGTCCGGGAGCGGATGAAGATCGAGGCCCCGGCCACCGAACCGCAGGTCGATGTCTCACCCTACCAGGGAGACACGGGACCCGGTGGGCAGACATCATGAAATCCAAGTGGCAAATCCCGGTCAAGGCAAAGGAAGACCAGCGTAGATACCGAGCCTGCCTTCGGCTCTGCAAGAGGTACCGGGAACCGTTCCCGCAGGCCCTCCGGCATGAGATGATCCACCGGATGTTCAACAGGCCATTTACTCCGATTGGGCTCCTTGTAGATGAGCTCGAGGATCAATTCGGAGTGGAGCCTAATCCGCTGGTGGAGCCATGAAGTCCCTCGCGGCCGCCAGGAGGTCACGGAGGTCACGGATCCGCAGGAACGACCCGACCGGGTCCAGCCGTCATATCCGGGAGTACGAGAACCAGCTGGTCCCCCTCTTCGGGAACTACCAGCGAACGATCATCCAGCATATCGAACGGGAGCACCACATGGGCATACCCGATGGTGGGCGGGACCTGGATACCAAGGTCCCCATTCCCCCCATCGACCTCCGGGCCCTTGTCGGTGCCCTGGACATCGCGGTGAAGGGGGAGGTCCTGACTCCCGGTAAACAGGTGACAGACAAGGCGGTGCAGCGGGCATACCAGCAGGGAACGGTCTTTGCAGGTGTCACCCTCCGCAGGGCCGGGCTCCCCCAGGCCCAGCCGGTCCCCGTAGGAGAGGAGGTGAGCACCCTCGGCCCCGCGGACTGGCGGACCATCGACTGGCTGAAGGTGCGGAACCTGGAGGTCCTCAAGGGGATCACGGCCGAGACGAACAAGCAGATCGTCCTCTCCCTCACGGAAGGCATCAATGCAGGGGAGGGGATGCTTCCCCTGGCGAAGCGGATCACGGACGCAGTGGACACCATCGGGATCACCCGTGCCCGGATGATGGCCAGGACCGAGACCATGTACGCGGTCAACCAGGGATCCCTGATCCGGTACACCCAGGCGGGGGTGGAGAAGGTGGAGTGGCTCTCGGCGACCGAGGACGACCGTGTCTGCGACGAGTGCGAGGCCCTGAACGGCCAGATCTTCGATATTGACAGCGTGCCGGAGATTCCTGTACATCCTAACTGTGTCCTAGGGGATACGAGATGTGAAACGCCGGGTGGCGTGATCGTGGGGTTGCGGACCCTCTATGATGGGCCGGTACTTGAGATTGTTACAGCCAAGGGTCGTAAACTGACCATCACCCCGAATCACCTGCTCCTGCTGGAAGGCGGTTTTATCGAAGCGGACCGCCTCCACAAGGGCGACAAGGTAATCTGCCGCCCCTTCCTGCAGGGGGTAATCCCGGACCACCCAGATGATAACCGGGACCCACCCATGATCAAGGAGATAATCACATCGCTTTCGATATCTCTCGGCATGCCGACCACCAGCGTGCCAGTTACCGCCGAAGATCTCCACGGCGATGGGCGGCTCTGTGATGGCGACATCGATATTGTAGGACCCCACCGCCATCTGCTTCACAGTCCGAAGGCCGCGATCTTCAAGCATCTCCGCAAGGCGTATCTCAATGGGGGTGGCGAACTTCCCACTCTGCTGGCGGGTTACAGCCCGCTTGCACAGTTCCTCTTCAGTGCGGCGATGACCGCGGACGGCGGCATGAGCAGCATCCGAGAGGCGAGCCCGCTCCTCCGGGGCGGTCCGCGCCATACGGAGATACATGGACTCGCTGCGCCCCCGGGGCATGATTCCATGGGACCTCAACCGAAGGCAGACCACAGACCGGGCGATCCCAAACAGATGCGCGAGCTGCTTGACCGATTCGCCGGAGTTGTAGAGCTCGATGAGGTTATCAACATCAATATCCGTGCGTTTCGCGGGCATGTATATGACCTCCAGACAGTCCCTACACTATACTTCGGCAGTGGGATACTTATGTCTAACTGCAGGTGCTGCACGGCACCGGTGGTGGAATGATGGAGGTCTCGGCCGATACCATCAAGACGATCCGGGAGCTCTGCGAGGACATCATGGCCCGGGACGGTTTCGCCCAGTCGCTCACGTTGCGGGCCGTGGCGATCCTTGCCGCGCTGGATATGCAGGAGAAACGGCATGGGGCGGCGAATTCCCCAGGATAGACGGCACCGCCGGCAGCGGAGGAACGGAAAGGAGAACCGGTACCGGGAACCGGAAAGGAGATGAAAGAATTATGAGCATGTTTTTCGGGAAAACCTTCACGCAAGATGGGCGGGAGTTTCACGTCGTCGGGAAGTCCCTGGTCTGCAAGGTGATGGGAAACCTCACGGGGATCACTGCCCTGTGTGACCTCGTGGTGCGGCCCGAATGGCTGAAGACCGAGGGCGAGTGGGCGCCCCCCAACATGGACTTCTTCCTCAAGATGCTGGGAGAGTTCGAGACGTGGGCCGGGGACAACCTGCTGCTGATCCAACGGAAGACGGCGGTCACGGCCGCCGGCTGGATCGCTACCCTGTACCGGAACGACTCCGCCTACTGCCCCCGGATCGGGTGGTTGGCGCTCGCCATCGCTTCTCACCCCGACTGGTCCTTCGGGCAACTCTGCGACGAATACCTGAAGACGGAGAAGCGGACGGACCGCCTCGCCAGATACCAGATGCTGGTCGATTACGCCAGGCGGCAGTACCGGAAGCGGGCCTGGGTCCGGGCCTCCGTCGACTGGGGGATGGCGTGGATCCGGGATCATGGGAAGGAGTTCGCCTGGCAGGTCCCGTCGGAACCCGGATCGGATCTCTCCTACTACGACCCCCGGTCGTGGCCGGGGAACACCCCCACCCCCTGGGAAGCCGTGAACGGAGGCCGGCCATGAATCCGAATAGATGTCAATGGATGCCCGATGAGGATGGGACAATTGACCTTGTGTTCATTGGGGAAGACTTCTATGTGAAGAGTCATACCCTCATCTCCTCAATTTATCGTCAGGAGAAGGACGGCAGGTTGACTAGATTCGATTGGGGCTTCCTCCAGTTGGCAATTAAGCAGGCAGGGAAAGGTACCACCATCCACGCCCGGGAAGCTACCCCCGAGGAGCTCGCACGGTTTGAGGAGATGTTGATAGAGATTCGCAAAGATCCCGAAGGGGCCTCTCTAGTGGTTCTGCTCGAAGACATGGCACTGGGAAGGGATATCCATACGGTGGGACCATGACCATGAACAGCCACGTCATGAAGGTCCTCACCCGGGCGGGGGAGCTCTATTCCGAGATCGACCCCGCGGAGCTCGGGGTGTTCCTGGAGAACGGGGACCGCGTCATCGATGACGGGAACATCATCGCGCAGACCGAGTGGACCTACCGGTTCCTGCTGCAGCGGTACAGGGAGTTCGAGAAGGACCCCATGATGGGGCGCCTGTACGGGTCGAAGATCAGAGCTGATATAATCCTGGCGCTGGCCTCCCCCCAATGGCGGCAGCGGTTCCAGTGGGAGACGTGGTTCATGGCCGAGTACTACTTGGCGCGGTTCTGGCGCCCCGATGTGATCCAGGCAGACCCGAAGGCCCCTCCGGTCCAGCCCGCGGACCCCCGGAACTGGTGGCCGATGGGTCTGCCAGATGATGAGGTGGAGCGGATGAAGGCGAGGAAGGTGACATGAAAGAGAAGAGAAAGCCGGGCCCGAAGGGGGAGGAGAAACCCATGGGGACGGTCCCCGAACCGTCTGTAGAGGACCAGGTCGCCATCCTCCGCGAACGGGTCGCCGCCCTGGAGAGGGACAACCTGAAGATGGTCCCCGCCGTGAACGAGCTGACCATGCACCACTTCAGGAGGAGGGCAGTGTGACCCGGGGTGTGGCCTTCACACCGGCCATGAAGCATTACATCGAAGAACACAAGGATGACCCCCACTCAGTGGTCGCCTGGAATCTCACACGGATGAGTGGAATCCCGGTGACTCCCGATGGAGTTTATAAATATCTCTATCGACAGCGACAGAACGGGACTGGGGGGGAGCCCTCTCTATCTCCTTCTCCTATCTGATTATCCCCCTTCTATAGTCCTCTATAGTAGTGAGAATCAGTTTATAGATACTACAAACCATATATATACATGCCATTCCCCGGTGAGCACTCGGCCAGGATACGCGATCCTGACCAGTACCCGGAGGACAAGATCCGGAGGCAGAACAACAAGTTCGGCCGCGGGATCGACGTCATCTTCGGTATCAGGGCCGATGGCAAGTCGGAAGTACAGGCCATCCGATTCGACAGCACTCTTTTCACCGTAGCCGAGGCGAAGAAATGGCTCCAGGATCACGACTATCATCCGATCCTGTTTGAGCCCGCCACCGGGACGGCAGGGAAAGAGCAGGCGGCGGAGGAGACGATGGATACGGAACTGAAGGAGAAGGCCCTGGACGTGGCCATCAACCCCACGCTGGGGAATATGCAGGAACTCGATGGCGGGCTGCTCGTCAAGGACGTGAAGCTCCTGGCGGCCGGGACCTGGATAGACTCCGTGCAGAAGACGCCCTGCCGGTACACGCCGGCGAGGCTCAAAGAGTTCGCCCAGAACTGGACGGACCGGAGCCTCTGGAGCCGGCACAGCGGCGGGATGCCCCGGGACATCACCGACAAGGTCGGCGACATCCGGAACATCCGCTACCAGGACGAGGCCGTGATGGGGGATCCCTTCTACCACGGCAGGACCTCCAGGTCCAAGGATACCCTGGAGATGGTCCGGCACGACCTGGCAGGATTCGTGTCCGTGGAGCTCGCAACCAGGGACCGCTGGATCCCCACGGAGAAGATCTTCGAGGCGGATGTGATCCGCTTTGATGGAGCGGCCACCGTAAACCGTGGTGCCTGCAGCAAGTGCACCCTCCGGGGCAATGAGGAAGCCCCGAAGGAAACGCCGGCCGGGAAAGAGCCGGCGGAGAGCCTCCTGAAGAAGGAGAGTGAACGAATGGACGACACAGACAGGAAAGCACTGGAGGACCGCTTCAAGGCCCTGGAAGAGGGATTCGCGAAGCAGGTCAAGGCCCTGGAGGAGAAGGCTGCCTCCCGGGACAAGGAGCTCGAGCAGACGAAGGCCGAGCTTGAAAAGATGAAGAAACAGCCGGTACCCCCGGTTACCACGCCCGCCGATACCGGCAAGGCCCTTGAGGCCATGCCCGAGTACACGGTGAACGTGGACCTCGAGTCCGGCACGGTGGGGTGACCTGAACATGGCAGATATTGCATCATTCCCAACCATCCACGACGTTCTCTGGAGTGGCGACAACACCCAGAACTTCAAGGCCAGCGGGGCCATCACGGCTGGGATGGTGGTCTACCTCTCGGGCGACATGACCGTGACGAAGACCACCTCCTTGGCCCACCCCCCGGTCGGCGTGGCTATCGGCGACGCCGCCAGCGGGTATCCGGGCTCGGTGGCCCTCACGGGCTGCATCGTCTACGTGGCGAACACCGACAACAAGCTGACGGCCGGCGAGGGTGACTACGTCATCGTCGACGACAATGCCGTTGGCGGCACCGTTTCGAAGATCGCAAAGGGCGCCCTGCCCAGGACGCTTTACTCGGTCCTCGGGGTGTTCGTCGAAGACATGGCAGCGAACAGCACGGTCCGGATCCTGATCCAGCCGGGCATCATCGTCGGGACGGTGGTCTCATGACCCAGCTCCTGATCAAGGCGCTCCGGGCCCACCCGCAGTTCGCGGGACCCGCGGAGCGGAAGCGGCTCCTCGCGGAGATCGCAACCCACGACATCCCCCTGGTGGAGAGGCAGCTTGGGCTCGCCTACATGGTGAAGGGCAAGGACGGCAAACCGCACCGGGCCCGTGACCTCCTGCTCTCCGATGCGAACGAGTCCGGCACGCTGATCCAGACCGAGATCTACCGGACGATCCTGGAGGGCAGCGAGCCCGCCAAGTGCATGCGGCAGGCGGTGCCGATCTTCAACATGACGTCCAACGTCATGCAGATCAATGTCGGCGAGACCGGGACCTACGCGGGTTTCATCGCGGAGGGGGCGGAAATCCCCATCAACGACCAGGCGTACACGGCACGGACCTGGACTTCCAAGAAGTTCGGGGAGCGGCCGCTGATCACGCGGGAGATGGTGGATGACGCACTCTTCAACGTGGTGGAGCTCGAGGTCCGCAAGACCGGGTTCAGGATCGAGAACACCCTCAACCAGTGGATGCTTCAGATCCTGATGGACAACGCAGGGAACGAGCACGACATCAATGCGGCCATCACCACTGTTGGCGGGGTCATAGCGGCCATCATCGCTCGCGGCTACGTGGTCGAGGACGGTTTCCTGCCGGACGTTATCATCACACACCCGGCAATCACGCCGTACCTGTTCAAGGACTTCGTGCCCGGGTACAACCCCGTCGCACAGGGAGCTGTGGACCGCGGGGTCCTCCCACAGGTCATGGGCTGCAGGGTCTTCGAGTGCGGCGTCAGCTGTACCAGCGCCTCCGCGCCCACGGCCTCCACCCAGCCATGGGGTGACAAGACGGACACCAACATCGGCATGCTCGTCTTCGACTCCAGGTCCGCTGGCGGCATCGGCATGCGCCAGGACATCCGGGTCGAGCAGTACAAGGACCCGATCCGGGACCTGGTGGGCATGTCCATGACCATGCGGGCAGCCTGCCAGTACGGTGTGGCGAACGCCATCTGCCGCGTCGAGTACGGCGGGTGAGGCGTGAGGGAGGGATACTCCCTCATGCTCACCACACGGAACAGCGGGAAATACCTGTCGGGCGAATGGGCACGGCAGCGGGAGCTCTGCGCGCAGAACCGGGACCAGTTCAGCGCGGAGGACCAGGCGTTCTATGAGGTCACCGGGCAGTCCCCCGGCATGGGGGACCGCGAGCGGATCGAGGAGACCATGACCATCGAGACCGCCCCCATGGACCCCATGGCAGCCAACACCCGCAGCGGGGAGTTTGACATCAGGGACAGGCCGGAGGTGGGGCATTGAGTTACTGCAGCACAGCGGAACTGGTGAGCCTGACGGGATCGGCGCTCTCGAGCGCGGTCCTCCAGGCCATCATCGACGACGGCGACAGGGAAATCGACGCCTACCTGGGGCAGTTCAACCTCTCCGGGTCGGCGACCGGCGCCATCAAGAGCGCGTCCCTGAAGCTCGCGCAGGCGGGCCTCCTCTACCATGCTCTCCAGGTGGGGGACCTCCAGGCAGGCATGGGGGAATTCGCATCATCTGTTGACGTGACACGGGCGGCGGAGTCCCTGCGGAAAGCGGCCATGATACTCCTGGAACAGTTCCGGGACTCCCAGACCTCCATCTCGGCGCCCCACCTCACCTTTGTCAGGAGAGTGGATGGAAGATGACGGACGAACTATCAGACCTCAAAGACTGCACGGACCACGACCTCCTTATCCTCATTCATACGGTGGTGAGGGGGATCAGTAAAGACATGGGCGATCACGAGTGCCGGATCCGGTCCGTCGAGGGTAACCAGCTCAAGATCCTGGGTGTGGGTGCCGCCATCGGGTTCATGACGGGCTGGCTGGGGCGGTTGTTTGGGGGGAGCCCCTGATGCTCACCGGCCTTCTCATCCACACCTGCACGATTCAGCTGCGGGACAAGATCGGCGAGGACAGCAACCACGCCCCAGTCTACGCATGGATCGACGAGCAGGAGGACGTGGCGTGCCGGTTCACCCAGGCGAAGGGGAAAGCCACCACGGGCCTGCCCGGCGAGGAGATCCTTGCTGATCTCGTGGTCCTCCTCCCGGAGACCGTGACCGTGACGGAACAGGAACGGCAGATCGTGACGAGCGAGAGTGGATACGCGGGGACTTACAGCATCACGAAGGTGCGGCCCATCTCGGGGCGGTCCTCGATCCACCACTACGAATGCGACCTGCAGAAGACCGATGCGGCAGACGTGGCGACGATAGTGGACGGGGGGGCGGCGGGCACGGTCTTCCGCGCCTTCCTTGATGGGGGAAACGCATGACGACACCGATCCAGATCCTTCACCGGAGGGACACGGCGGCCCACTGGACGTCCGCCAACCCGACTCTCGGGGCATCGGAGCTCGGCTACGAGACGGATACAAAGAGGTTCAAGTTCGGGGACGGGACGACGGCATGGAACTCTCTGGCCTACTTCGAGGCGGGGTCCGGGGACGTGGTGGGCCCGGCGACCGCGACCGACAACGCCATCGCCCGGTTCGACCAGGGCACCGGGGATTTGATCCAGAACTCCCTTGTCACCATCGATGACTCGGGATCCGTGAACATCCCCTCCGGGCAGAGCTACAAGAAGAATAGTGTGGCCCTGGCAGCCGCGGACGTGGGGGCGGCCGCGACCTCCCACACGCACGGTGGGGGGGATATCACCTCCCAGGTGGGGGACGCGAACACCGTGGACGGGGAGCACGCCTCCGCCTTCGCGGATGCCTCTCACACCCATGGTGGGGGGGACGTGACCTCCGCGGTGGCGGCAGCCACGAACGCGGATACCGTGGACAACCAGCACGCGGCAGCCTTCGCGGCGGCCTCCCACGCGCACGCGGGCGGGGATATTACTTCCGGGAGCATTGATGGGGACCGCCTCGCGGCGCCCACCACCACCAAGCGGGGCGGCGTGAAGGAGACGGGGACACCCTCCGGGAAGTTCCTGCGGGATGATGACTCGTGGGCGACCGCAGGCGGAGCCTACCGGCGGCCCGCAACCATTGTGGTAGCAGCATCGGACTCCGCGGACAAGACCAACGTGGACTTCGTCTGCCCTGCCACGGACGCCCTGGACTACATCACCACCACGGTCATCCCGGCCATGCCCGCGGCGGGGGGGAAGATTCTCCTCTTGGAGGGCACCTACACGGTGAATACGAACAGTAAGCCGATGGTGCTGAACCAGGGGACGGTGGGGATCGAGATCGAGGGCATGGGCGCGGGCACCGTGTTCAAGCACGGCGCGAACTCCATTAACAGCAAGCTAATCCAGCTCTCCGGGAACAACTCCGGGATCGTGATGGTCCGCCGGATCACCTTCGACAACACGGGGGTCTCCGCGACGTCATCCACCGGCATCGATAACTCGACTACCACGCCCCTGCAGGTGCAGGACTGCACATTCAAAGCTCTGTCATGGGGGATCTATGGGTGGAATGCAGACATCTTCCGCTGCCGGTTCGTCTCGACGTCAGAGTATGGGGTCCACTCGGTCCGGGACACCTTCACACTGATCAACTGCGCCTTCACCTACTCAAGTGCCTACCTCATCGAGGGGAACTCCGGTAACCACCGCATCCAGAGCTGCGACTTCACCGACATAGCAAAACTCTACATCGGCCGGGGTGTGGTCGTTGCCAGCAAATTCACGAACCGCGGGATCGAACAGCTAACCGGAGGGTCCGTAGGGCTCCGCGTCCTCGGGAACGAGATCACTATCGTCTCGGGCGGTGCGGGGGATGCGCAGTGCGTCCTCTTGGACGGCACCGGAGGGATCGTGGAGGGGAACACCCTCACGGTCTACGATGACGCCGATAAACCCTGCGTAAAGATCGCGGCTGGCGGGTCCGGGAACATGGTGCTCGGGAACATCATGCGGCCGTTCATCTCGACGTGGACCACGCCCCTGGGGGTGCGGGTCATGTCGGGCGCCACGGACAACGTGATCACGGGGAACCTGATCTCGACCACCACCAAGATAGAGGATGCGGGAACGCGGACCGTCTACGGGGACACCGAGTTCATCAAGCTGGTGGACGTGGCCGCCGAGGACGTGGACGCCATCGTGGACAACGAGGATCTTAACGTCTCCCTACCGCTGACCTGCACCCTGGACGGGCAGCCGGACTACGGGCGGAACGTGACCCTCGCCCTGACGGATGCAGACGACTCGATCTCCGCGATCAATATCACGGTCACGGGGATCACGTCACTGGGTCTGGTGAAGACTGAAACCTTTACCTTCGCCAGCTTCACTGCGAAGGTGGCAACGGGCAACTATCCCTTTGAGAAGATCACGGAGGTCAAAGTGAACTCCGGCACCGGGATTGGGGCGGGGGACATCCTTGAGGTGGGGACCGGGAAGAAACTCGGCCTCCCGGGGAGACTTGGGGCGGCGGGGGACGTGATCTGGGTCAAGCAGAACGCTGCGAAGACGGCCGCCTACACCGCCAGCGCCGCCTACGGGACCGTCGCCCCGACCACCCTCACGGCCAACGATGACTTCGACATCTTCTGGATCTGGAACGC